TGTACCCTAAACCTCCTGAGGATCCTGTAAAACCTACAGCACCTACTGAACCAGTGTAACCACCACCTGGCCCTTGAGCACCAACTGATCCTGTGAAACCTTGTGAACCTGAATAACCACCTGGTGACCCAGCGGCTCCGTCAGCCCCTTTGGAACCTGTAAAACCTGTTGGACCTCCTGATCCTGTGTAACCTATACGTCCTAGGCCGACACGAACACCGGCATTCTTAATAACTGGCATATTGCGATACTTATCTCCCTCATATTAATGTCCAAGCATTGACATTTTTTTAGTATTCTGTTATAGTATATTTATAAATAAACTGTAGTGAGTTGGTAATTTAAATAAATGATTTCTATTGCATTTTTAGATATAATTGGTCTTCCGTATGACGGAGATACATTAAAGAAAAGAGGCCTTGGTGGTAGCGAGTCTGCGACTATCTTGATGGCCAAAGAACTAACAAAATTAGGTTTCAAAGTAACCATTTTCAATAACTGTAATAAAGATTCAAACCTTGCAAGAGAAGGCACTTACGATGGTGTACAATACTTTGACAATACTATTTTAGATTATAAAAGTGATTTTAAATTTGATATTGTAATTTCATTAAGAACTATAATTCCTTTTATAACACCTAACTTATACAAACAGTTTGAAGGATATAATCCTCAAAGATATTCAGCAATCACAGCTAACGCTAGACATAAAGCAGTTTGGATGCATGACACATTTGCAAACGGCGATCTTATATTAGAAGACCTTTTAGTACAAGGACATATAGATGAAGTATTTACTTTATCAGATTTTCATTCAACTTATGTAATGAATTGTGACCATGGTAAAAGAAGAAACATGGAAGTATTAAAACACAAATTTTTTCAAACTAGAAACGGAATAGTAACTTATAAAAATGATGTTGATATAAGAAAGAAAGATCCACACTTATATGTTTTCAATGCAGCTTTCACAAAAGGTATGGCACCTTTAGTTAACGATATATGGCCAAAAATAAAAGCAAAAATACCTGAAGCTAAACTAATATGTATTGGTGGTTTTTATGTTTTTCCAGGACAAGAGTTAGACGCTCAAGGAAAAGAATGGACTAAAATGTCAAATGATCCTAAAAATAAAAATTTAGGTATAGAATTTACAGGTGTTATAAAACAATCTGAAATAGCAGATATATTAGAAAGAGCAAGTTACAAATTATTTCCAGGTGCTTTTCCTGAAACATTTGGTATATCATCTTTAGAGGCAATAGCATATAATACACCTATCATCGGTACACGTTTTGGTGCTTTAGAAGAAACAGCAGTTAGTGAAGCTTGTTATATGATAGACTATGCAATAGAACCAAACTCTTTATTTCCATTTATACCTAAAGAAAGACAAGTAGAAAAATTTGTCCACACCGTAATAATGGCTCACCATAATAGATATTTACACCAACAAAAACAATATGCTTGTAATCAAATTAAAGGAGTTGTTGGTTGGGACTCTGTAGCCTTACAGTGGAAACAACATCTATATAGACAATTAGGAAATTACTTATCAAAAGAAGAATATAGAAAAGTATGTCATATAAATTCTAGAGTTAAAAAAGTTTTTGGTAGAAGATTTACTAATATAGAAGAAAATTATTTACCAAGAAAAGTAGAACAAAAGATAGTTATAATATCTCCTACTTACAACTCTGAAAGATATATTAACAACTGTATTGAATCAGTTGTCTCACAAGATTATGATAACTATGAAATGATTGTAATTGATGACGCTTCTACAGATAACACTTATAACATTGCCAAAAGGTGGGAAAGTGATAAAATAAAAGTGATTCGTAATGAAGAAAATAAAGGCGCTGTTAGAAATCAAATAGAGTCTATAAGAAAATATTGTAAAGAAGATGACATTGTTATGTTTTTAGATGGTGATGATTCTTTTATAAATGATAATGAGATACTTCACTTTTACAATAATCTTTATGACGGTACTACAGAATTTACCTATGGGTCTTGTTACTCAATGGTTGATAGAATACCTTTGATAGCACAAAACTATCCAGAGGAAATAAAACAAAAGAAAGAATATAGAAAATACAAATTTAATTGGAATATGCCATACACACATTTGAGAACATTTAAAGCAGGACTTTTAAATGATATTGATGACAGTAATTTCCAAGACGAAAACAAAAACTGGTACAAAGCCGGTGGAGACGGTTCTATATTTTACTCACTTATAGAACAAGCCGATCCAGACAAGGTAAAAGTTGTATCAGATATAGTCTATAATTATAATGATATAAATCCTTTAAACGATTATAAAATTAACGGTGATGAACAAACAAAAAATGCGAATAGGATAATTAACCAATGAAAAAAATATTAATAGCAATACCAACAAACAAGTATATAGAACCAGAAACATACAAAGCAATATATGATCTTACAGTACCAGAAGGATACAAAGTTGAATTTCAATTTTTCTTTGGTTATCAAGTAGATCAAATTAGAAATTTAATTGCTAAATGGGGAGAACATTATGATTATTTGTTTTCAGTAGACAGTGATATATCTTTTGATAAAGATACACTAGTTAAAATGTTAGCACATGATGTAGATATTGTATCAGGTCTTTATATTCAAAGAATACCAGGAACACACTCATTAGAAATTTATGAAGCCGCTAACAATGGTGGCTCTAGACGTATTCCTTTTGTAAAAGTTAAAGATACTCCGTTTTTAGAAATAGTTGGTTGTGGTATGGGTTGTGCCCTTATTAAAGGAAAAGTATTTAGAGAAGTTGGTTATCCTCAATACACATATCATTCAGCACTTGATCATAACAATACATTATCCGAAGATGTTGACTTTTGTAGAAAAGCAAGAGCAAAAGGTTTTAAAATATGGGCAGATACTACAATACGTTGTAGACACACAGGTAACAGCACATTTGAAGTAGGACAAATTATGGACAATCGTAATATGTTTGAAGAAAAAACACCAGTTGTAAATGATTTAGGCCACGATACAGCAACATATGTAACAGAGGTTGAAGGCAAAGGTGTTAAAGATACTAGATTTATTGATAAGACTGCAAAAGATGTTAAGAGAGTATATCCAGGTATTGATCCTAAAACTGGAAAATATGCACTAGAAGTAAATGAAGGAGAAAAATTTACTGGTGATAGTGTAGAGTATACTTCATTAGCAGACGCAGTACAAAGATTAAAAAATCCTATTGGACAAAGTATGGAGATCGGTGTTAGACTAGGTTTAGGAAGTAAAACTATTATAGACGCATATAGACATTATCATCCTAAAACTAGTCTTGTTCATTTAGGTGTTGATCCATATGGTAATATTGACTATGCAGCTTCTGATAGTGTATTAGCCAGAAAATTTAACTATGATAATTTAATGAGAAAAACTACATTAATAAATTTTGCTGAAGATTATCCAGAGTTTCATCTTGTAAACCTAGAAGATTCAGAATTTATGAATAGTTTTGCTAATGGTTATCCTGTCTATGATGAATATAAAAGAATGATAGACAAATATGAAATGATACACTTTGACGGTCCACATGATACAAAAAGTGTTTTAAAAGAAGCAGTATTCTTTAATCAAAGAAAAGCAGATCAAACTATATGGGTTTTTGACGATATAAGTGGTTTAAATTGGGCTACTCTAGAAAACTTTCTGACTAAAGCACAGTTTAAACTTGTGACAAAAGGTATGAACAAAGCAATGTTTGAATATCTTGCTTAAAAAGCTCTGACTACAGATGGAGTTACGATAGCAATACCCTCTAATAAACGAGTAACAGTACTATCAGCGTGAGTAGCTACAACGTCAAATACATGACGGCCTGCTACTAAAGCTTTTGTTTGATCGGCAGTTAAACTTATAGTTACCACACCCTCTGTAGGATTTGTTACTGTACAAGTAAATACTACTCTAGGATATGTTGTTGAATATCCTTTAGCAATTTTTGCCACCATTGTGTAACCAGTAAGATCAAAATCTGTACCGTCAGCGTTAGTGACTTCTAAATCGTATGTAAAATTAGACCCTTGGTCTATCGTTAAGTTTGCTATGCCAGCCATACAGTTATTTATATTCGGAAAGTTGCCATTTTAGATAAAATATTGTATACTATATAGTATATAACAATGGCCTAAAAGCGTAGTGGGAAAGTGACGTGAAATTCGTTCAGATTACTTGATACGGTTATACTCCGAATGCCACCTAGGCCATACAACGAGCAAGGAGACTCAACATGATAAGATTAATTCTTATATTAATCTTGGTATGGGCTAATGTTGCCTATTCCAAAGAAGACGATTGTAAATGGGATGATGATATTCCTTGTCTTACAATATATCCAAACATAAACAACTCAAACGCATTAGGTGATAAGATAACACCTACACGTACAATTAAAAAATCTGAAATTGAAAAGTATAATCTAATTGATTTACCTAAAGTATTAAACTATGTTCAAGGTTTAGACATAACTCAATCAGGTCCTACAGGTCAACAATCATCGGTGTTTTTAAGAGGCACTAATTCTAATCACACATTAGTATTATTAAATGGAATACCAATCAATGACTACTCTACACCTACAGGCGCCCACGATGTTGGTCAAGACTTTATGTTTAATGTTGTACAAATAGATGTATACAAAGGGTCACAAGGTGCTCATTGGGGAGCAGACGCTGTTGGTGGTGCAATTAATTTTAGAACAACTGTAGATTATGATAAAAAATTAAGTATTGGTGGTAACGGTAATGATAAAACTATTAGTGGTAATTACTATACTAGATTAAATGACTTTGATATATCTATTTCAGCTGGCGAACATAAGTCACAAAACGTTTCTGCTTTATCAGGCGCTGACGAAAAAGATGGAACAAATAATAAAACAATAGGTGTTAATGTAAGTAAATGGTACGATCTTGTACATTGGCGAACATCTTGGTTTGCAAGAAACACTTTCTCTGATATAGATGGTCATAGTGTTTCTATACAAGACGGTAAATGGGCAGATAATACTTTCTTTGCCTTACAAACAGGTATTGATTATTTAAATAACAGTTTAACTTTTCATACACACGAATATGATAGAGACTATGACGACTCTCATTATGAAAGTGAAAACTATACAGTAAGAGGAACACATCAAAAAGAAAAATATGGTTTTGGCTTTGATTACAAACATAATGAATCTTTAGCAAGTCAACATCATAATCTAGGATACTTCTTTAATTTTTCACATAATATATTTTCATATCATCATAGGTTTGATGAAGAACATGAAACATATAAATTAGGTTTCTTTAAAGAGATAGAAGATGGTTTAAGTATAAGTGGTAGTACATCAACAAGTTATAAAGATAAGACAACATGGACTGCTATTGAATATGGAGAATCACAAGAGTTAACATTAACTAAAAATAATTTTGCAACAACTATATTTAAAAATGATATTGGTGATTTAAATACTGACGGTATAGAGTTTAGTTATAATCAAGAAAATTCTAAATTTTTTATTAGTCATTTAAATAGTAAAAAGATTGATGTAGTACAATTAAGAAGACCTAATTGGTCTCTTGGTTTTATGCATACAAAAGAATTAGAAAATAACTTTTCTATAACTACTAATTACAAATATAAAGGCAGACATTTAGATGTACATAATTCTAATTGGTCAACTATAACAATGCCTGAAACACACTTGTTAGATTTAAATCTTGGATATAATTATTATGGTATAGATTTTGGTGTTAGTTTGTTAAATCTGTTTGATGAAAATTATGAATCACCTCATGGGTTTAGTCAAGAAGGAAGAAAGTTTACTTTAGGATTTAATAAATCTTTTTAAGATTGTACGTGTAATTGATTTTTCTTTTTAGGGTGAGCAAATCCTATAGACTTTCTGTTTTCATTAAGTTTATCGGATTTGTATCTCTCTATTTTTTCTAAACAGTGTGCTTGAAACTGATAGCCTAACTCAACTCCTAATTCATATACTTTTATAAATCTTTCAAATCTTATATCAAAATCAGAGTGTTCGTTTTTCCATTTAAAACCAAAATCACTATCAAACAACTCTCTATGTTCAAAATCTAATGGTGTATTCTTAAAGGTCATCATCACGTGGTGAGATATACTAATTAAATGTGAATACTGAGCATAGTCTCTTAATAACTGTAAAGTATCTTCAAACATTTCTTCCGTTTCCGTAGGATATCCTACAATAAGTAAAAACTTCATTGTAATATTTCTTTCTCCTAGGTTTGTAACAAAGTATTTTATATCTTCATTTGTAAATTTCTTTCTCATATGATCTCTAACTTCTTCATTACCTGCTTCTATACCCATTTCTAATCCATTGCAACCAGAGTTTTGTAAATTATCAAAGTCTTGTTGAGAAAAAGTCTTTTCTGCCCTAACAATAAACTGTGCCTCCCATTTAATCTTTTTAGGTCTATTTGCCAACTCGTGACATAAATCTCTAAAGTGTTTCATAGAACCATTAATTAATGAATCTGAAAAGTGTATTTTCTTTGTACCTGTTTGTTCAGATACTTGGTGCATTTCATCGGCGATTTTCTTACCTGTCTTCCATCTGAATTTAGGCCATATACTAGCAACATCACAAAACGTACAATTTCTAACACAGCCTCGTGATCCCGATATTACAAACTTACGATAATTATGTTGTTGTATTACGTCTGAATAATCTGGTGGTGGTAAACTTTCTATGTCTTCTATTTGTTTTGGTGGTTTTCCATTGATACCAGGATAATCAAAATTGCCATTTAAAAATTCTACAAGAGCATATTCTCCTTCTCCTGTTATAAAATACTTTGTAGGCCATTCTATATCAACTCCTGATCCACCATAAAATGAATTTTCAAATCTTCTACCTAATTCTAAACCATCTTCTTTTTGCATATAAGAAAATACAGATATGCCTAGCCATCTAAAATCATATTTTTTAATTTCTCTTTCAATATTATCCAGAGTATCATACATATGACCGTCAATAACTTTAATTTTAAATCCTTTTGTTTGCAAATAACCTTTTAGAAAAGAAGGACCAGGTGCCGGTTTACTTTTATCCATACCTGGTAATGATGTAATAACAGCGTCATATAAAGTTTTATCTTCTATGACTTCTCCGGCTCTAGGCCATCTTTCGTCTGCCGTAGGAAACCTATCCATTAATAAGGTAATCCTCCAACAATGTGTATACGATTTTCTTTTGAACAATTTAATGCTGTATGCATTTTTCTAGTGTCTATTACATACGCCTCTCCTGTGGCTGGTATGTGTATTCTATCACTATCTAATAATAAGAAACAATGATCATTTGTTACTATTGGTATATGCAATCTTTGTGTTAAGTCTTTATGCCATAGATAACATGCTTTAGGTTTCATTCTCATTAATCTTGTTCTAGTAAGTTTATGTTCTTCCATTATACTATTAATGTAAGGTATATCAAATAAAGGAACAGTGTATGTGTGTTCTACCTTATCTATGTCATAACCCTTACCAGCTCCTTCTTCAGGATCCATGTCTTTAGAATAACCTTGTAGATATAATTGTTTACTATAATCTGGTAAAGTTTCTAACTCTTTTTTAATTTTTTCTAAATCGTACTGATAAGTCTTCATAAACTCATTCTCTTTTTAGATAATCTTAACTTATCTTTCATTTTTAGTTTTAATTTTTTTAATGTACGTAAATCTGTCCAACTTCTTGAACCACGTCTAGTTTCTCTTTTTACTTCAGCTTCTTTAACTTGCTTTTTTAAATCTTTATGTTTTGCTTTTATAGTCATATAGCCTCCATGTTATATAGCTATTTATAAGTGTTATAAATATGCGTATGATGAGATTGAAAAAATTGATGGAGATCAAAATATGATGAGATTGAATGTAATAGTGACCAGTAAACCAGGTGATGGCTTAATGCATTATAGCTTTGAACAAGTACAATATTTAAATGATTTAGGTATCAATGCAAAACTTATAATCATACCTCACTACAAATTTAAAAAAGAAACTTACATAGAGGCCTTAACAGAAAAGTATATACATTTTAAACATGTTTATTTTGACTATGAAGAAGCT